AGCGAGCTTGTCGAGCGAACGTCCCTAAAAACCCTGCGAGCATAGCGAGCCTAGCTAGACGCCGAACCTTAGGCTGAACCTTAGGTGAGTCGCCTAGCGACGAGAGCGAGCTTGCGAGCGGAGAAAAATTTTTTAGGGAGTAGCGGTGATAGTGCTTATAGAACTTTTCTGAGCGTTTGACAAAAAACATAAGCACACACAAACACAACCGAACCCTTGAGAAAGTTCGTTGTCGTTGTTGGTTGGCTGTCGATTAGAACACAGCACAAGATTAATAGTCTGAGGCTTACCGCTTTTTCTCTAGCGTTTGGCGAATGCCTAGACAACTTGATAGACAAAAAGCCCCGCCGAACATTTTCGAGCGTGCGACACGGCGACGGGGGAAAATCACGGGTATGCTTATACATATACCCTCTCAGATTTTTTCACCAAAACTACTCGCATTCATCGAGTTCATCTATATCTCCATAGTATCTAGGAAACATAATAACCCAATTCACGCCCTCTCCACCAAGACCAAGTATATTATAATCAACATACTCATAAGACTCCTCTTCGGTCATACCATGTTCTTCTACATGGAAGTCTATTAGTTTGATGTAGTTGTATATTAAGTAGCCATCGGAAGTAATACCTTCAATACAGGTATCTAGTCCGTCTAACTTATTTGCATCTTCTGCTAACATTTTTAAAAAAGCCTCACTCAAGAATAACCAAGAGCGAGGCACAACACATATTATTATTACACCATGCTAGGCGTTAGCCCAACATTAGGTAAAGTAGATAAAGTCTTACCAATGTCTGTGTTCGCCTTCGTCGCTAACTAGCTTTTGAACATCATTTTTGACGAGTTTGACATCAGACTTGATTATCTTAACATCTTTTAACAACTTTCTATTGTTGTCAACTTTAGTCGCCACAGAATTAACTGATTTTACTTTATTTATTGGTTGGCACATAATTATTCTTCCTCTTGTTCTTCATCGTCCCATACGATTTCATATTCGCTGTCGAACTCAATCTCTTTTGAGAGTACATTTTGAGCGTGCTTTACCAAACCACTTGCAGCATACTTTGAATCGTAAGCTATTTGCGCATGATTTGGGGCATCGGGCGAAGAGACTACAATTACGTAGTTTATCATATGTTCGCCTAATATACCTGACGCCTGTTCCAAGGGTGTTAACATAGTTTATAAATTTTATTAGTTTTAATAGCATAGGGTTTACTTGGGGTTTACTTAGAGTTGTACCTAGAGTTATCTTTAAGCGCGCTCTTAGTTAAATTATCTTTAGTTTATTATTAATAATTATAATTATAAATTAAACTTTAGCGCGCTTAGAGTTATTCCTAGTAGTATTCGCCCCTACCATATAATCCTGTCTTCTTTAAATCATTGATAATGAACTACCTTTGCTATTGTTTGTTTTATAGTAGGCGTCCATGAACTTCTGTAGTTCTTCTTTAGCTAACATATCCTTTCTATCGAGGATGTTTTTGTTAGCATCCTGAGCCATTTGTTCTACCCAATAATTAACAGCTATGCTTAGTGCGTCTAACCTATCGTCGTGTGTTAGAGCGCCCCTAGCGGCTGTTAAGCGCGATAATTGGTATATCAACTGATACTTGAGTTGAGACTCTAAGGGATAGCCTTGAGCGCTATCGTAGTCATTACGGATAACCTTAGGGGCGATAATGAGCCTGTGTTGGTTCATTATAGGTTCTAGGGTATCAATAATACGTTTTTCCTTTTGTATACTGTGGCGTACTTCTTCTATTGTACACGGGTGTATCTTAAAGAGTATAGGCTTGAGTAGTTCTACAAACATACCGTCACCGAAGTTAGATTCAACAATAATGGTATTTACGTTGTTCTCTTTAGCCTTGTAGCAGAGGGCTTTAAGTGTTTCGTCGGAGTACCCGCCTTGGATACCGCCCGCATCAGGAACAAAAAGATTACCATTGAGCATCTTTACTACCGCATAGCCCGTTTCGTCCTTACCGCGACCTGAGGGGTCAATAGACATAACAGAGCCTGTGTAAGGTATCATATCACCTATAAGTTGCATCGGTCTGTAGAACCTATCGCCCGTCATAGCAACGTTAGGAATACTAGAGTCCCATTCTAAGGTAGGTGACTGCGCCCACACGAGCTTTTCAGGAGCTACCGTAGGGTCTATGTCCATAACGATAAGGTCGGACGTTTTAAGGGGAAATCTGTCCATATCAGACAGCTTAGTGTCTAACATGAATTGCATAGCGAAACCTGAGCGTCCATAGGACACTTCACGTTCGGCTAAATCAATATCGGAAAATCTTGTTGGTTCTGTAGATGAGCCTTTGTTTTCATCAGATACACAGAATGGGCTTATATTGCCATCGTAGGTCTTTTCATTCGTAGGGGTATCAACATACTTACAAGTCCATATACGGGTCTTGTAGCCCCTCTCAGCTAGCTTAGAATAGATTGTGTCCTCGCATTGGGGAGTACCTAAGAATAAAATCCTAGAGTCATCTTCAGGTTTAATAATAGAATCAAACTCTTTGACCTGCTCTGAGAGCTTGTCGCGCATAGCTTGAGTCTGTGAGTTGTTCGGTACTTCTACGTCGTCAGCTACAATAATGTCTGCACGTGAACCTGTTAGTTGTGATGTGATTCCCAACGACTTAACGGATGGCGCATGGGATGCGGGGGCAAGTCCGACGTCGAATGAGATTTTTGAGAACCTTTGCTTGTCGTTTGGCTTGAGGTGTGCGAGGACAGGGAGTTCATGTATGAGTCTAAGAGTAAAAGTGCTGAAATCATCCGCTCGTGTTTTTGAAGCAGAGACGACAAGTATGTTTTTTCTAGGGTCGAGGAGCAGTTGGTGGACAACGAACGCAGAGCAAATCCAACTTTTACCGACTCCTCTAAAGCCCTCAATAATAGCTCGTTTGTCACCTCTTTGCATATATTCTGCGATTTCATATTGTATCGGGGTTGGGTCAGGAAGATTGAGTTCTTTCCATACTATGTACAAAAAGTTTCGGAAATCCTTTAACTGTTCGGGTACTTCCACTATTTATTTCTTCCACGGTTTTTCTTTTTAGATTGTATTCGTAAATTCGACCTAGAGTTATTCAAAGGGTTTCTGTCCTTGTGGTCAACATCTTTTCCACGTAAAGCCTCCTTACCGTACTTTTTCACGGCGAGTTTACGAGCTTTGTTACGCCCCGCCCGTCTTTTCTTTTGTTCGGGCTTACCGTGGTACGTTCTGTATTCTTTTTTATAATCTCTAGCCATTGATTGCGCGGTCGGTTACATCCTCGAAAGGAAGGTGTTCTACAAGTTTGAGTAAAGGGTTATCGTTCTTTATCTGAGCGTGTATACCGTTATCCTTTAGTAACTGACGTGCAGCATTTAAATCACTAGGTGTAGCTTCTCCGCTTTCTATTCGACGTGTAAATTCGTCAATCAGTAAGCTCTGCATATTGTGCAGTTTATCTGTCTTACTAGGGTTTTCCATTTTCTAAAATATTCTCCATTTTAAGAACTCGACTTTCTAAGAACTCAAGTTTGTTATTTTGTATTATGTCGGCGGGCAGTAAGCCCTCTTTCTCCCAATCTACAATCCACGTAGAATTAGCTTCTACATCTCTAGTGACCATCTCTTGGTTGTGTTCTAACATTGTCAAACGTTCGACAATATGGAAGTAACCTGTAACAGCTACTGCTGTACCCGCTATTAAAGCAATGAGATTTCTTAGAGGTATGGTTATTGAAGTGTTATCATTAATCTGAGCCATCTTTTAGTTCCTTGATGATTTTAATTACAAGGTAGATGAATGTTGTAAAACCTACTACGATTGCCATGAGTACGTTTACGTCCGATAATGTTAACGTCCCTATTAAACCTGTAAAGGCAACTAAGGACGGAAGATGTTGTGATTCCATAATTTTAAATTTATATTGAAACGACCCTAAATCCAAACAAACCTGAGTTCCTTTGGTTGTCAGTATATACAACTATATCATTACCTGTGTTCTGCCATGTATTTACGCGGATTACATCACCGACAGCTAATTTAACTATTCCATCAACCATAAGCCAAGCATTGGAGTTAAATTGAAAATAACTGTGGTTAGCTAATACATCATTACCATTTTTTTGTACTTTTACTTGAATTTGCTCACCTGTGTCAAAACCTGTAGCTATTGTCCAATAAAATCCTGCTTTTAAATACCAAAGACCCGCCCCACCGCTTTGAACTGTATATGCGTAAGTGCTAGTATTAAAACCTGAAGCTGAATCTAAACTGTCAATTATTGTATTGAATTGTAATGTTGTGTCCGTATTATGGACTACAGTTTGAGTAGTGCTTCCCTTTGCTGAAAAATAAGGAGCATTCGTTTCTCCACCACTTACCACATTAGTCAACTGTGAACCGTCTACAGCAGGAAGTTTAGCATTGGCATCTAGTCGGACGAGTTGGTTTGCACCTGTTCCGACATCGGAAATCATATTTGAAGTTGTTCTAGTTATTGCCATATAAAATAAATGTTAAAAGGTTAGTTAGCGTTGATTTCTTCAGCAGAGAAAAAGCTCGAAGAGCCTACACCGCCTGATGAAGACCTAGTTCGGTTAAAGTAAAAATTAGCGTTAGCTTGTTCATGCACAAATCCAATCGTGTATGTTACTGCTGACATTGTATTAGGTAAATCTATCCATGTACCTGAACAAGCATCAGGGGTTGAGTTTGAGTCAGTACCATGTGAGTTCACAAATGGGAATAAAGGAGTTGTTGGGTATGTAGCCCCGAATGGGTTTCTCAATACAGTTGTAGTAGTTCCAATAGTTCGTGCTACTACAACACCTGCATTCCATGGATTTGTACTCCATTCCCCTGTTACGTTGAAGTCTAGCTTTATCGCTGATGATGTACTTGTTGGTGTTATAGTTAAATTATACAAACTATAAGCAGGTGAGTCGGCGACTGTACAAGTTACTAATGAATAATTCTGTGCTTGAACATATTTAAAATTTCTATAACCGTGTTTTAAGTATTCCTTAGTAACCAATGATTTGTCGTTGTTTATATCCGCTATACGTGTCTTAGGGGCGGTAATACCAACATCATAGTTAGTTCCATCAGATTGACTATTAAGACGTGTTATTTTTAAACCTTCTTGTGCAAATGTATTAGCACCTACTCTGAATCCTATATGGTCTTCACCATAATGTAGTAAATGGTCAGTCAATCCTGTGCGATACCCTTTAACACTTGCGTTAGAAAACGTACCGTCGTTATCTGCTGACGGGGCGTAGAAAAAGATTGTGTGAGCATTAACTCTCTCAGAACGTACATTAGAATCTATCCAACCCTTAGTTCCATCATTAGTTGTTACTTCTATATCAGAATCACTTGTTGGTGCTGTACCTGATAATCCTTTGTTGATTTTCAGCTTCTTATTGTTGTTAGAATAGAATGCGATTTGTCCTGAAGCACCTGCGATTGAGTTTGGGTCTATCTCACCAAACATTCCTGTGTCTCCATCAGGATTCAATGTAAATCCTTTTTCTGAGCTATCTGTTGCGTCAGGGACACCTTGGTCTGCTCTAAATGTTTTAGCTATAACTTTTTCACTAAACGTTACATCATTATTTGAAGTGTTATGTGTGGCAGGAAAATTAATTGTAGCTGCGCCTGCAAGTGTAACAACATTGACTACTGCTCCGTTAGGAGGGGCAGAACTAAATGTAATTGTATTAGTAGGGCTATTACTAATAGTATAATTAGCAGGGCTTTGAGTTATACCATCAAAATTTACTAGATAGGCTTTAGAGTCTAAGGCTACAGGAGTGATATTACTAAACGTAAATACTGTTGTAGTACCGTCACCTGTAAAGTTATCTTGTCCGAATGATGTTAAGTTAGTGCTTGATAAAGCAACTTGTTGGTCAACATATGACTTGTTACTTGCCTCTTGTGGATTGGCAGGTGTTGGTAAGTTAACAATCTTTCTTTGTTTTGCATCTAGTGACGTAACACCACCTACAGTAATCTCACTAATCGCACCGTCAGATATTTCAGCAGATTCTTCATTTAGGTATCTGTTGTGTTGATACGCTAAGTCTAATCGAGTAGCGGATAAACGAGAACCATCAGCAAAGTCTACTAAGTCTGTTGCTTTGTCAGATACACGTCTAATACGAACAATGTCGCCTGTTGTAGCTCCTGCTCCTACAGAACCACCAAGTTGTAAAGTAACTGTACCTGATGTTTTGTTAACTGTGTAGTCGGTGTTATAAGTTTTAGCTACACCGTTTATTTCTACAACTACGTGTGATTCAAGTAACACAGGGAATGTAAAACTAAACGAAGTTTGATTCGATGTAGCTGTATAGTCTATGTAAGTATTAGCCATGATTAATTATTTTGTAAAAGGTTTATTTTGTTTTGCCCTTCTGCATAGAAAGCATTTTTAAGTTCGGGGTATTCGTTTAACATTTGTCTTCTAGCTTCATTTCTGAATGCTCTAAGATATTTTTGAATCTCTTTTATTCGTGGAGATTTTAAGCCTACTTCAGCAGAAGTCTCAGCATCAGGTATAGCTTCGTATGAGCTTGAGCGCATAAGCTTTTCTAACGCTTGTCTTAAAGTCATATCATTTATCTTAACAAGACCTGTAAGTTCTAAGTAACGGTCGTATGCTGTTTGACCTCCTTCTTCATTAACGAAGTCTCGCATATCTAAGTTCTTATTGTTACCTAATAACTCAGCAGGTTTAGAAAACCCTGTTTTCATATTACCAATTTCTTGTTCTATGATGCTGTCAGGTATTTCTTTCTGATAAATAGGATTGAACACACCTTGTAGACCGCTTGTAGGCATTGTCTCGATTTCACCTAATAAATTACGTCTAGGCATCAATTTGTCTGCCATCGGGGTACGTTTTATCATATAATCCAACATTCCTCGTGTTTCTCTAAGCATCCTATCTTCTTGGTAGTTCATACTTTGGTTCAAAACGTTAGGTACATAACCACCCGCAATGTTACCTAAGAACTTCTCACCGTTCTTTGTAGGGTCACGAAGTACGTTAAATAAGTTATCTAAACCTTGTACGTATGACTTATTAGTAATGTTATTCACAACAGTCGATGCAAGGTTAGAGAAAATCAAAGACATTTGGTCTGAAGTTCCTGACTCATCATATTCTGAGTATTCAGCTATATCAGCACAAATACCAAGTATAGTAGCTAACGGGTCAAGTCTTTGGTAGCTCAACATTAAGTCAGGCTTACCTTCTCTAGGAATACGAATAGAATACTCTTGGAAACCACCTAGTTTCTCTGAGTCTCTTCGCTCTTTGTTTTTCGCTCCGTAACCTGTGATGAAATCTTTGTTAGCAAGTGTGTAATACAACAATCCTGATGTAACAGTTATTGCTGTACTTAAACGTCCAACAAGCTCTGCTCTTTCACGAGCATTAGCTGAGTTCATTTTATCCATATATTCTTTCTTGAATAATTTAGTTAATGAACCACCTTCCATATAAGACATTGGGTTTAATACTTGTGCAGCAGCTAATGGACTTCTTGATACACCGAAGGTAAGAATGTTAGTTGGAGTTCTAACGAACGGTACAACGAATGTCATCCATGGATTTTCAGCGATTAGCTTAGATAAAGTTTTAAGTGAGCCTATCTCTGCATCTTGTGTATGAGAATTTACTTTAGCATAATACGCTGCTCTACCTGATAAGTCTTCGCGTTGTTTTGTGTTTCCTACTTTATAAGCTACACCATCTGAATCTACTTTAAAATCTTCATCACGAATGTAATGTCTTTGCATATAGTCGTCGATAAAGTCTTGTCTCTTAGCAAATGTTAATCCTTTTTCGTCAGCTAGTTTATTAGCATCACGTAAAATATTTTCTTCTGAGAAAGCTCTACCCGACTCTGTAATATGAGAATCAAATCCTTTTTGTACATATTCAGCAATTTGTTTAGGGTCTTTGATACCTTTGTTCATTGCTTGTACAGAAAGTTCAGTACGTAAGTAATGTCTATAACTTAATGCTTTGAAGAACTCATCACCACCTAACAAACCTCTTGATGGTAGTCTTGCTATTTTACCTAACCAATCAAACGATTTATACATGACGCCATTTTCATCCATACGTCCGCCTGTGATTTTATTTAAGTTTTCACCTGTAATAGCGTGTATCTCACTTGAGGTATCATCGAAGACACGGTGATTAGCTATAGTAACAGCTTCATCAGTCTTCATAGCTTTTACAGCAAGCTTAAACGCTTCCGCCACACTTTCCATATGGTACGCTAAGTTAAGCTGCGATTTAGCTAATTGAAAATTACCTGTAAGTGTAGCACCTATAGTTGTCTCAGCAGTTCTTAGTGCATACGTAATAACGTTACCTAAGATATTAACCATTTGAGTTGTAGGGGCAGAAAGCAATGAGTTAATCCAATACTCACGGTTCATATCAAACATTAATCTACCGCGCATCTTCATGTTAAGTTTGTTTAGAGATGACAATGTTTCACCACCGACTGTAGTTTTACCATCAATCGTCTTAGCGATGTCACCACTTTCTGTAGCCATAGCTAATAAATTAACTAGCTTCTTCTCTGACATACTACCTTTAGCTTGGTTACGGTATGCTTGTTGCGCGCTACGTGATTTGTTTTTAGCTGTATCAAAACCAAAGTTACGTGTCTTGTAACCTTTCTTGTACATGAACTTTCTTTGTAACATACCTAAAGATAAGCTACGTCCGTAAAGACTCCATATACGTTGTATTTCAGTAAATTGGTCTAGGGTTGCGAATAATTCAGTTCTAGCTTCATCTAAGTCTTTACCGTTACCTGCTTCAGCTTCTTTATAAGCTTTTGCTTTATCACGAATAGATTCAGCTAAGACTTCTTGCATCTCTCTGATTACTCTTTGTTCTTCTAAAACTTCTTGGTATTTTGCTGAATCATTATCTAGTTTATTAATACGTGATGACCATGAGTTAATATCACCACCCATAATAGAAGCAAACTCTTCACTTTGTTGTGTAAGTTCTTTAGCTGTTGTTTTAGGAACTTTACCCTCCGCTTTCATTTGTTTGATGCGGACTTCAGCCATTGCTCTAGCTAACTGTGCTGCTTCAACAGAAGTTCTAACAAGTCGTGCAGCGTTTCTGAAAGCTTCTACACCACCTGTTTCTAATTCTTTAAATATACTTACATATGTTTTAGGGGCATCACCGCCGTCAGCTGCATCAGGCTTATCAGGGTTCTTGACACCACCGCCTGAACGTGCGCCTGTATTGAACGCTTGTTGGTCAGTCATATCAAGTGCAGACTTACCTTTCTTTTTAACTACAACAGCAGAACCACTTATCTTTTCTTTACTAGGAACAATGCTTACTTCATAGCCATCACCTAATACATCTTGAACATATTCTTTTAATTCTTGTTTAGTGAAACCTTTTTGGTATGTTCCGTTGTCGGTAATCTTAGAGCCTTCTTCCGCTCCTTTTTTAAATTTCTTGATACCTGCGATAGCTTGTACATCACGTGTCTGAATAACAGCAGTACCGCCTTCTTTTAATACTCTACCAATATCTTCAACAATACCACGTCTAATATCAGGTGGTACAACATTAAGAGTATTCATGCTTACCACATTTTCATAACTGTCCGATGGGATGTCAGAAGCTTTACTATATGTAGGTTTAAAGTCGCCTTGTGGGAATGGTTCGTAGCTATCTGCTTTTAATTGTTTAGAACCTAAACCTAAACCTGCTCCAAAGTCGAGAGTCTTACCTTCACCTAATAAATTACCTGCTTTAGCATATGTAGGTGTAGTATTACCACGTTGTGTCTTCTGTGCGTTAGAAGGGTCTACATCAGGTTGTGATTTAGAAGTAAAGTTAGTCTCAGTATTTTTCTCTGTTAATACCTCTCTAGCTTTAGTTACTAATCGTTGTCTGATTTCTGCATCAGTACCTTTTGTATCTAAGTTTTGTCTCTTAGCTTCTTCTTTGAGTTGTTTAGAATCTAAATCTTTGAACTGTGTATCGAAGCCTCTCTTAGTATTGATACCTGCAATATGGGCATCTAAACGTTGTACTAATTCTTCTTTAGTACCTCTAGCATTCAAACCATAACGTAAAGCTTCTGATTGTAATTCTTTATAATTTAAATCATTGAAACTAACGTCTAAGAACTCAGGTTTGTAATCGTCACCTGTGTTATCTTTAGCTGCATCATTTATATCGTGTTGGGAGTCTGCGTCCTGTCTAGCGTTATCAATGTCATCTTGTCTTAGTTCAGACTCGCTTAGAGCTTCTTGTGTAGCTTGTACTTTATCTTTACCTTCAGCCATCTTTTTGTTTCTGCTCTTCAGCATCTTCAAGCTTTTGATAAATGGAACAATAACTGCCCCCATACCCGCTTCAATAAATAAACCTTCGATTACATTTTTAAGTCTACCTTCTATTTCTCCGTCCTCACCGTCAGCTGCTAAATATTCTGTAACAGGGTTCTTGAGAGAAGGATTCATATTTATCAAATTAGATAAACGTTCTTCTTGCGCATCGAATACTGTGAAATCTGCTACAGCACCTGAAGAAGTATATTTTAGAGTTTCCCCTAATTTAGTTTTCTTCTTTAATCCTTTTAGCGCTCGTAGTTCAGCGAATGTAAAATTCTTTTGACCTTTGGCAACTTTGAGTGCTGTATTAGCTCCTACCTTACTAGCTATAGTTCCAAACTTACCAACTTTACCTGCAACACCTACTACAGGAATAAAACCTGTCATAAACTGTGACACACCTTCTACTAGACCACCTGCGATTGTATTAGAGCGTCCTAAGAATCTGTTGTCATAATCAGGTAATAACTCATCGCCTGTAGCCCAATCTGCTAAATTATAAACACCTTGAGCTGCTCCTTCAATACCTCTGAATGGTGCTGCTAGAACATCTAGGAAAACATTCTTCTTTTCCTCTTCCTGTATCGGCTGTGCGGTACGGGTGGTGGTTGTTAAACCTTTTGCTATTTCATCTATTGCCATAATTAATTGGTAATTCTAAATTTAGTTCTATAATCGTTTTGTGATTTGATTAGTTGGTCAACACTAATCCCTAATAAAGTTGCTAAGACTTTTGTTGCTTCGTCGCCTTCTGCTAATCCATCAATACGGATGTTCTTATAAGAGTTTTGAAAATAGTCGGTGTTATATGATATACCGTTTTCATCACTCAATAATGAATCTTCAAATCCTGACTCTAATATGTCAACAATTTCTACAGGTTCATATCCTGCAAAACCTTTGATTAATTGATACTCAGAAGCTTGTTTAGCTTGTATTGCTAAAGTCTCTCTTCTTTCTCTTGTAGATGCGCGTTTGATTAGGCGTGGTAACGCTTCGTTTGCCTCTGTGTAGATTTCGTCGTAAGCTTCAGCTAATATACCTAAATTTGCATCACCGTCTTTTAAGAACTGTGCTGTGTTAGAGTATTTATCAATCATTTTTGGTATATGCACTTCATCATGTACAAACAAACTCAAATTGTTACCTGTGTTGTATTGAAGCCGTACACCTCTTGTACCTCCGAATGTTTTTAAACGGTTATCAGGGTCAGCTATTTTAGCTAACTCAGCTTGAACTTTATCTGCTTTCTCTTGAACTTCAGTAGCTATTCTTGTTTCTTCTTTTTGTATTGTAGATTTCTTGTGTAGGTAACTCTCAAAATCATTCTTTAGTCTATCTTTGAATTGGTCGTTGAGTCCACCTTTAGCGTTGATTTGTTCCATAACCCAATCTGCTCTAGCTTGAGTAGAGGGTAAGTTCATACGTAAAACTTTTTTCTGTAAATTTGTAATTTCACCTTGTAGCCATCCTCTTTGCTTTGTGATGAAACGCTGTGCATCTGAAGTTGCTCTTTGGTCAAGCAACGCGTTTTCAAGCCCTACAGGATTTTTAAACAAAGGATTACTTGCATAATTATAACCTGTGCTAGTGTTCGCTATAACTTCGCCAAAGATTTCTTCAACACGTGTATCTCCTGATAATGCGTTCATAGATGTAGAACTGTTATCTAAATATTCAGATATGTTTTGGCGCTCTGTGTCATCTATAGATTCTAAGCTTTGCGCTCTTCCTTTAAACCACTCTATTAATTCTTCTTTTACTGCTTCAGGTACTTGCGCATCATCGCCAAGTTTTTTAATTTCTTCTTTAATGTATTGGTCTGCTGCATCTAGTCCACCTGAGTTTTCGACGTAATTATTATTCTCATCAAATTCACCATTAAGAACGTTACGTAATTCAGGTAAATATTTCTTTTTATACTCTCTCACCAATTCTGCATTGTGTTCAAGTGTTTCAGTACGCCAAGCGTCTTCTTTTGCTTCGATTGTAGCTAATAGATTGTTATATAAAGAAGAACCCACTAATGGTTCATTACCTATTTTTAAATCTTGTGCTATTTCCGCTAATGCTTCTTTAGCAAAGTCTGCATCTTCTACAGCAAAACCATCAACAAAGTCTGTTAAAACTTTTTTAGTATCTGCAATGTCTAATGTATTTAAATAACGTAGATATGTATTTAGTATAGCACGTTTATTATTAGGCTGTGTACCATCAACAGCTTCTAACTCTGCTACACCTAAAGCAACATTACGTAAGTTATTAGCTAGGCTAGGTATAAATACTGTATCTTTGTGATGGTCTTCTAATGTTTTAGGTACAGTTAATTTTAGTTCTTCACGCTTCGCTGCTGTACTAGCTAAAAATCCTTCGTAACGTAATGTACCTTTTTGAAATAACTCACCACCATCTTGAGAACCTGTAGCTAAAAATTCTTGAGTAAGTTCGTTGATGTACCCTTCCATATCAGCAGCGGTTGGTCTTTTCTCCCAAGGAAGTTTTTCTATTTCTAATTTCTTTGCTTCTAATTTTTTAGATATAAATTTATTATAATTAGAAGACTCACTAGCACCTACTAATTTTTCAGCATAGATACCCGCTAATGGATTTAAACCATACTGACCACGTAGTTTATTATTAATAGAGTCTTCTGTAGCTGCTAAGTTTGCTTCTTGTGCTTGTACAAGTGCTTGTCTTTCGGAATCATCCATTCCTGCAAACTTTTCTTGGAACAACAACTTATCTTTTTCAGCTTCAGCATAGTAACCTTTTTGCATAGCTTGAAGCGCAGGATTAAGTTTTTCTAAAGATGTGGCTAACTTACCTAATGATGTTTGTCCTGCTGATAAGGTTGCTTGTGTAGCAGTAACACTTTGTCCTCCACGTCCTATAGTAGGCTGAAGTTTTGGTGTTCCTAAATTAAGACTAGCTTGAACTCTTCCGTCGCCACCGCCTAGTAAACTTTTTAATGTTTGTTTCTTCGCCATATTAATCAGTATTTAAAGATTCTATCTTAGCTTCCATGTATTGGTTTTGCTTTAAGTTACCTTGTATCTGTAAATAAGAACCTGCAAGGTTAACAGCAGAGCCTAAGTAATCAGGTTTCTGTATTGGTTTATTAATACGTATTAAATTATCTTGATTACGGAATCCTGCTTCTTGTAATTCTAATTGATTATTGATTCCTGTTAAACGTGCTTGTTCCTGTAACGTAAATCTGTGTTCAGCTTCTTGTCTTGTGTAGTCATCTATAAGCGCATCTACACTCAATCCTACCACGCCTGATTCACCTGCGGCTACTACTGCTGTAGCTCTAGCTTCTTTTGATTTACGTGACGCTTCTTTTATTTCATTAGCTAACGCCAAATCTTGTTGAGCTTCTTTTAATCTTTGTGCTGTAGCTTCACGTTGGTAACGCGCATTCTCTCGTCTAGCAGCAGCAGCTTGAGCAGCGCCTTGAGCTTTGGCTGCGTTCTTTTGTGCTGTAAGTGACATCAAAGTTGATGCCGCCGCTGTAGCCATTTGTAGTTTGGCAAGCGTAGCAGCTGTCATTGTAGCAGGTTCACACATATTATTTTATATTGTAAATTGTAAATTTTAGAAATTGTTCCCCGTTTATATCTACGGGTTGAACGATGGTAGCACCACACCACATTAACCATCTTAATGAAAAATGGTTTCGGCTGTGTACCATATTAGAATATTTAGGGTATTTGTTAGTTATTTTTTTAATCCACGGGCGTGAAAATCGTATAAAGTCTCGCTTGTAATCGTACAGTTCATCAGTACCTAACATCCATATATATCCTTCATCTGAGCTAAATTGCCCAACACCAAACATTCCACAAGGTTTTTTGTCCTTGGTCAATAAGGTATAAGTCTCATCGTCAAACTCTACGCCTAACGATAATCCTTCACGGGGTTGACTACCAACTAAACCTATTTCTAACCTATCTGCTGTCCGTAAGTTGTCAGCAATGTGGTCTATATGTGTTTCGTCAGCAACAACAACACTAATACCTGATTTATATTTCTTATCTAATAAATCATCCATAACGATTTGACCTTGAATGAACAAAGGATTCAAATTCAGCACTCTGTAAATTAGAAGGCAGAGCATAAGGATTTTCAAGCGTAATCGTGCAAGTATTTGCTTTTGTTAATATAGGGAATCTAAATGCCCCATCAGTTAATTTCAATTCATCTACACCTTGCGTACCTATAACTACAGGGGCAAACTCATTGATATTTTCAGTACGCTCGTCAGGTTTAACTTTAACTCTAAATGCAGAGCTATTGTTAAAGAATACACTTCCGTTTCGTATAAGTAGATTTGAAGCGTTTGAGGGGGATTTAGAGTTACCTGAAGCTGCTTTAAATAATTGTTTAGAAAATACATATTTCATTGTGTAGGCAAGACCTACGTAAACAGGTGTGTTTACTGTTGGAGTTTCAGTAAGTGTAACTACAGAACCACTATAGGTTGCATCTAGTTTTAATCCGTCGTGTGTGTAGACTTCTAATGTATCTGTACTTTCAGGTTCGTATGGTAACTGTATTGTATTTGTATTAGCTGATACAGTTCTACTAACGCGCATATCTAAGTGAGTATTAAATCCACTTGCATCGACACGTCCTGTTTCTAAAGGAATTTTTAATAAATTAGTTTTACCATTCTTAACACACAATATGTATAAGTCAGACTCTAGGAATTGAACGCCTCTTACATCGCCTTGTACGGTAAACTTACTCCAACTACTTAATCCTTTTTGATTATTAGAAAAGAAGAATTTGTAAACATAGATGTCGTCAGAAGCGACAACAATCATTTGCTCTGTATTAGAACCTGAAACAGACGCTAAAGGAGTTTCAATATATTGTGGTACGTGTGATGTAACTTCATTAGAGTCATAAACATCAGAAGTTGCATTAACAGTAAACTCTCGTAAACCTAAATGATTACCACGTGTGAATGGAAAGTATAAATACGAACCAACAGCAATAGGGTCGACAGATGTTTCGCTGTCAAAGTTTGTAACAGCGGTAACTGATACAGACTTAGGCGTCAACAAATCACCACCCTTCATTACGAACTGTGTATTGTCTGAGAACAATATTAAGTTCTCTTGGAAAGGTTGTGCGCTTCGTAGGTTAGTAACTCTGTTAGACACAACAGCAACATCAATAGGGTCTGAGTCTAATAAAGTTACTACAGCAGTTCTATAAAAGTTATATTTACCATTAAGTCCAAATCCTGATTGGGATATTGAAACAGAGTCATTAGATAAGAAACCTATACGGTTTTTAAATTGAAATATATTATTTATTTTATTTGTAACGAACGACGGGTCAGGATTGCTTTCTAAGTCACCTGCATTTAACTCATTGGTATTCATTCGTTTAATCTCGAATGTATTGAGAGCAGTATTAACTAATAGGCGTGGCATTGTTGTTTCGTCTATTTGATTTAGAACACCACCACCTGAACATTCTACCCAAGAGCCTTCTCCTACGTTACCATCAGTATTTCCGTCAGCAAGCTCAAATTTTACATAGTAATCGTCTTGTGCTAATTCAGCGTCTCCTTTAATTTTTACTTTAAAATTATGTGGTGCTATTAAAGGTAAATCAGTAAGCGATGAAACTTCTTTGTGAACAACACCAATACCTTCACCTGCTAAACCGTCAATTCCAAGTGCAGTATAATCTGTAGAAGCAAATGCTGTTTTTCTATTACACACCATAAGGTTTGCGTGTACTGTTGCAGCGTCAAATTTATCTGTGTAAGTCGTAGCATTATTTAGTTTAACTCTTAAAGCGTGTAGAATTAAATTAGAGTCCGCCATATGCGGTTTAGTATCTGTACTTGAATTTTCATTTGCAGCTGCGTAAGAATTATTTGATGAAGATGTAGGACGTGATTGAATATTTAACTCAGTCCCATCAAAGATTACACCATATTTTTTAGTGTAGTCTCCTTGTTTAATAAATATTAACGTATCATTAGATACAGCCGTACTTGTTTGTGAAGTCTTTTGTACAGTCTGTGTAGAGTTTACTAAGAAAGTTGTGTCCCCTACCGTCAATGGTTTAATCTGTGTAGACGGACTACTAGCATCTAAGTATGTACCTGACGTTGCTAGGGCGTTGTTACTGATTGTAAAATCTGTAGTAGTATTTTCAGTAAGAGTACATAACTGACCGCTGTCAGCATTAAAGATACGTAAATTCGAGCCATCATGAGTAATAATATATTTTTCGCCTGCTGTTCTTCTATAGACGTGAAACAATGTATTAGCAGGAACTGTACCATCAATAAGTGGGTCTAGTCCTGTCGTATCGTTATGTATAAATTCTGTAGCAGGTCTTTTCTGTAATCCATCTACAACACTACTAAGAGCGTTTTCTTGTTCCTCACATTGTCCGTCGTAACGTACAGCGTCAGGCTGTTGCGAAACACCTTGGATAAGGTTAGGTAACGATGTATTAATTAAGGGCATTATGATAGTTGATAATTTCTGTTGATACCGATTCTGACGGCAACGTCATAATTGTCAAACATAGTTCTGTCAGAATGTGAACTGTCTGCATCCTCTAAGCGCGCACGAGCTTGGTACTCATCACGAGCTATAAGTGCTTCTAGTTCTTTACTTCCAACTAATCTAGATTGGAAAATTCTTGATGCACGTAAAACGATATATCTTCGTGCTTGTTCATAAAGTTCTTCCCAAGGTAGAAATACTGATACTTTTACAACTACATCTCCGTCGAATAAATTTGTATTGTTCTTTCGGTCGAATAAATAATTACCTCTCATGGTAACATCTATATTCTTATCTATTGCATCAAGTGTAATTGCATCTTGCGGTACACCGATACGCTTGTCACCCGCAGGTGATAAAGTTAATTTTGGTATTGAATTGAAATGCCAATCTTCTGATTGAACTTCTTTTGACACTTCGTTTAAAGTCGAAAGGGCTGTGGATGCGGAAACGGGTAATGCTACGGCATCACTAATAGTAGACACAGGTGCTTCACCTATGTGTGCTAACATGGAGTTAACTGCTTCGAGTTGAGTTGTAAGAATAGCCATAATATAAATTAAAATAAAAAACCCTCCCAAGGGTTAGCCAAGGGAGGGTCGTTAAGATTAAGCAACTACTTGGAAAGCTGCTTCAGGTCTTAGAACACCGTGTCCAACAGCGTACTTAGCTAAGAAAGCTGTACCCTGTTTAGTCATGATGTACTCAGACTCAGTAGCTAAATCAAGTAATTTAACTGTACCAATCGCAGCTTTGTGTCCACCTAAGATTGGTAATACAGCTGAGAAGTCTTTGTCGTAACCTGAAGTTCCACCGTGTACGTTATTAGCGATACCTGTGTGGTTATCAGAACCTACACCTGAAGTAGCAGACAAGTCAACACCTGCGATGCTGTTAAGGTGATTTGATTTAACAACAGTCAAACCTGCTAATTCAGCGATTTTACCTGTAGCAACAGAACCATTGCCTTCAGCTGTGTCGCGGTTAATAGCAACGTTGTCAGTTGTAACAAGCTCGTAGTAACGGCTTGGGTCTAAGATAACGAAACGGTCTTCAGAAGGAACGTCGTTTTCGTCCATCTTTTGTTGTGCAACACCAATAATCTTGATGATGTCAGCAGCAGCAGTAGATGTAGAGATTGACTCATTAGATAAGTCAACTGTGATACCGCCTTTAGCGCCTGTGAATGCAACGTCAGCAGCAGTATTCGCAGCAGCAACAAGAGTTTTCATTGTTGCAAGGTCGAAACGTTTTGCTAATGCGCGTCCAAGCTCAGTTGAGTATACAGAACGAACGTCATAGTGATTTTTCAACTCATCAATATTAGCGATGAATGTTGAAGCGATAAGCATATCGTCGATACCGATTGTACGCTCACCGTGTTTGATTTGTTGTGCGTAGCCGTTACTTGATTCAAGAACGTCTTCACCAACTGTGAAGTATTTCGCGTCGGCTGTGCCAATGACAGGGAATTGAGCCTCTTTACCTGAAGTAATTGTGCGAACGGTATGAAGGTCTTTCATAACATTAGCTTCTTCAAATGTAGTTAAGATTTCATTACTGAATACTTTGAGAAACAAAGCATCAGTTCCACCTGTAGCATTGATTTGACCTAAACGAGATACTGAGTTTACAGCTCCATTTGCCATAGTTTTATATCTCCTTTAATTGAGGGTTATTATTTATTGTTATGTTTTTGTCCTTTCACACATTTCCATTAATGTTATCCCTCGCAAGGGGCATTAGCTTACTTTGTATTATTGCGACTAAATTGATTAGAAGAATTACTTCTTCTTTTTCTTAGGAAAGCCTTTCTTCATATTAGAATAGGATTTCTTAGAAACGGTTGAATTCTTTTTACTGCGACTTATTCCTAGTCGTTTACGTCTATTTATATTTTCGTATAAGCTCATAATTATCTACACTTCCATCTACGTAACGCTAGTGCCTTACGGGTTGGTCTACCTTTAGAGTCTTTCATTGCTCCTTTTGCACCTTTCATTCTTGCACAAAAAGAGCGCCTACGAGCGGCGCGCTTACCTTTTGGATTACTTTCTGTAACAGGGGCTTTTAGATTACTACCCGTCTTAGAGTTGTAATATTTTCTTCCTGCTGCGGTAAGTCCACCTTTCTTTGACTTATGTTTACTTCGTAGTGAGACTCCTTTTCGTTTCATTATTATTTAATTTGTGATGAACCAAAGTAGAAACCAATGATTGCATATAATGCTTGTATCACAGATGGGTGAAGCAAAAAGCCGTCTTGAGTTTCATAAACGTCTTTAGCGAATATCCACCAACCTTTGGTAACTTCTACAGTTACACCTTGTTCTGAGAAAGCCATAATGAATGGTACAACAACAATCGCAAACAATACGGTTGCTACAATACCTCGACGTACCCACACACCACCACGCCCTGCGGCACGGTCTGCGCTGTCGTCAGCTGCCTTTTGTTTAGACAGCATCATTTTAACTTGAGCTTGTTGAGCTTGAACCATAGAGCCAATCAGCTTGAATATAAATCCGCTGACTCCACCGCCAAGCATTGCTAATAAAGATTGTTCCATAATTAATCTAAGTTTGAGACTGCAAGACGTTGTTGAACTTCTTGTCTGTATCCTGCATCGGTTTGATATTGTTTAGAGCGCATAGCTTGTGTAACCTGTGCGCGAGATGTGAATGGTGCAACTGCTGAACCATTAGTTGAGCCTTGCATTGGAGTAACAGGGTTTCCACCTTTGTATTGTTGATACAATGCTCTTACAGCAAACTTTGCTTGTTCTATTGTACCACTCTCAACTGTTTGGTTGTATGCTTCTAAATCAGCATCATCAAGATTTTGTCCTGCCCATTCTGACATAGCTTCGTATTCGGATTTACCTCCGATTGTATTGAATATGTCATTTGACTGTTTATCTACGATTGCTTCTTGACCTGCAATATAAGAATCTACCATCTCTTTGGAGATACCCATTTCGCCTAATTGGTTGTAAGTATCTTGTGATAACTCACCACTTTCAATATATTCGTCGTTAGCAATAGATACTATATCAGGAGTACCTGTTGATGTTTCTTCTACTGATTCAGAAGTTTCTGCTTCTTCTTCGCTACCACTAGATTGTTTAGTTTCTAGTTCAGCGTAAGCCTTCGCCATATCTTCGGCGGAACTAAATTTTTCAGGTAGCCACTCAGGGCGTTCTGAAGAACTAGGTATTGGCTGTTCTTCCACTACGGGATTTTCAGCCGCTTTAGCGTCGATTGCCGCTGCTTCCTGTTCGAGAGTAATATTCTCTGAAGGAGTTTTATCGTTTATAACGTTTTGTTCGTATTCTGCCATAATTACTGTTCACCTTGCATGGTTTCATCTGCTGATTGATTTATTGTATCAGAAATAGCTTTAATCCCTGCGGGCGCTGCTTTCTGCATTAGTTGCATTTGTTGTGCTTGCTGTGCTTCAGCTTGCATAGCTTGCGCGTCTTTAATAAGACCATCTGTCTTGATACCAAGCGCAGTAGCCCTACGTGCGAAATATTCATTTACATTAACAAACTGTGCTACAGCTTGAGCGCCAACTATTTGCGCCGCTCCTGCTAAGAACAAGTCAAGTTTCTGTAAATCATTTCCTCTTCCTAATGCTTCAACACCTGTAATAATAACAGGATTTACAACATCTTTAGGAAGCTTCGGTAGTTTCTTAGTTTTATTAAGAACTTCCAAAAGTCTATTAACAAGCGGTAGTTGTAATTCATTACTTAATAACGAATACAAACCTCCTAGAGCAGACTCTAGTTCTTGTGATAACATTCTAATCTCTTCTGCTGTAACACGGTCAGCGTTACGAACAACACCTGATGTTAACAAGAATGCTTGTCCTAGTCGCTCTTTGATAACGTTGATGGTTTCTTGAGCAACTCTAAAGTCATTTTGTTTTTGTGTTTGTAGTACAGTAACATCAGCAGCGTTACCTTGTACTATAGCACCGTTAGGAGACTCAGCTAATTGTTTAGGACGTGTAGTACCGTTAGGATTAACTAAGAACAATGTCTTAGCGGCTACTGCTGAACCTTCGACAATAGCTTGTGTAAGTGCTTCTAAAGATTGTAAGTCACCTAAGTATTCTTCTACATAACCACGTCCGTAATCTTCGCCGTCTATTTTAGAAAATCTGAGAGCAATGAACGGAGATTTATCAATATCAAACGTACCTTCAGTTTCAGGAACACGTACTCCATTAATATCTTGAAATAGATGCCATTTATTATCTTCCCTAACACAAGCAGTAAACAGATTACATTTATCACTAGGTGGTTTACCTGAAGCGAGAGATGCTTGCTTAATATTTTCAGGGAGGGCTTCATATGCTACTTCTTCTTTGGTTGCTATTTTAATTACATTACCCATTGGGTCACGTTTAACAACATAGCGGTCGAGATGGAATACACGCATACCACCGTCTTGTGGAATGTATATTAGTGCATTACCTGTAACAACAAGCTGTTTAAGTGCTTCATGAATACCTACTCTGTAGGATTGTTGAGAGATTTCACTCATTACAGTTTCTTCAACTTGTTGTAATGATTTTTCTATCTCACTTATTAATTGGTCGTCTGCTCCTTCTTCTTGAATAGCAAACTTATCAATGTTTAATCTAAAAAATGGGGCGTTAGGTGGGAGTAATGCGAGCAGTAATTTAGATGCAAGGTTGTTCACACCGCGCGCACCTACGCCCGCAAAAGGAGTTTCTAGCCTACTTGAAGCGCCGAAGCCTTCATCAGGCATGATGTAAGGGAGTGTAAGTTTGGAGCAAGTGCGCGCTCTTTCCAAATATGAAACTCTATCGCCTTCACATTTGGTATATATTGATTCTGCTGTATAGTGCATATTATTATTCTAAATTAATGTTTAATTCATCGACTAAAACTGCTTCTTCCTCTTCAGTTAAAGTAGTGTAATCGGTAACGTCTAAACCCCATTCGCCGTCATCAGTAAGTATAGGAGCAGTAGTTGCTCTAGTTGTATTAACTGTAGGGTCTTGCCAATAAGGTAAATTAAGAGCTTGTCCTTCAACATCAGCTCTATCCGAAGCTTCTTGTTCTGTTTGAAATATTAAATATTTATACATATTAGTAATGAGCTGACAATCTTGTGTGAACTTCTGTTCGTTCTTCTGTTGTTAAAATCTTATTAAATAATGCAGCGCATTTAAAACGATACCTATTATCGCCTAGTTCTATTCTACCTATCTCAATGTCGTTATCTACAGTATTAGTATTTACGTCAATTTCTTGTGTACCATCAACAAACATATTAATATCAGTTGATGTTACTCCTGCAATAGGTAGCCTTTGTATTTCAGCTATGTATGTTTTAAGGGTAGTGGGGAATGTATCGTGGTAATTCTGTTCATAGGTGAAATCATCGTCTCTTATACTTACCCCAATGTCATCTGTAAGCGATGCGTTTTTTATTGCTATTGCTTTATGTTTAGCTTGGATTGCTGTAGCAGGACTTGTAGTGTCTCTTAATGTGAACATTGTTCTACCTGAAGCAGGTAACTCGTACATTGAACTTCCTTTCTTTCTAGCACCTAAAACGAAAGTTGTATGGCTATCTATAGTATTATCTTGAAACGCACTTTCAATTTTAGATTTAGCTCCATCAGCTATAGAAAATAAGCTTGTGTATTGATAATATCCTGCTTGGTCGGGTCTTATCTCGTTTGTATTAGGGTCGTAAAAATGATACAAACTTGAAACAACGTGAGTTAAATCTAAATCGGAATCGCCTTTTTGATTATATATTTTCGATATTCTTGCATAACTTGCGCTACTTCCTGCCCATGAGCTAAATGTACCGTCCGTTAATTCTGTTGCGGTGAAATCCCTTTCAGAAGGAGTTGCATTGTAAACAAACATTCTAACCACAGCATTACCTGTGCCTAGCATATCAACGCTCCCATAGACTGCAAAAGCGTCGTCAAATACATTTTTAACGACTTCAACTTGCCCAACCTTTTGCGGTTGCACAAGCGCTGTTACTTGGGAGCTAACTTGGGTCATCTTACTTTTCTAATGATTGAACATTAAGGGATAAGTTTCCATCAATGTTTGCAACAACAACTCTAAGTGTAGTTGGTGATGTTACAAACTTAAAACCACCACTTTCAGCTAAAGAGCCATCTTTTAGGTCAACAAAAGCTGAACCTATTTTTTGTTGTAGTTTGATTGTGGTACTCGCACCGAATGTTCCTGAAACTAAGAATACACCCTCACCTCCGTTCCACTCGAAATCTGTATTTCCGTTGGAGGAGATTGTAGCGATTTTACCGAAACCGTTCATTATGAATAGTTTGCGCCTGTTCCACCGCTAACACCTGTGCCGACGGTAGGACGTTTAATAGTTAATGAACCTACACCCATCTTTTTAGATGCAGCTTTAGTTAGTTTACCGCCTGCTTTATCTAGCTTCTTAACCTTTTTGGTTGGAGGAGGAGGAGGAGCAGGAGGTTTTGGCGGTTCAGGTATATCGGGAGTTGATAAACACATAATTTATTCCGTTGTTAATATATTTTCAGTTTGTTCTTCGCGTTTAGCGCGCAGAAAGTTTACTACAGAGCGTTGACCATAGTCATAATCAAGTTGTCTTATGTTTTGATTAGGAGCATAATCCTTTTTTGGAAAGACTTCTTCTAGCTTATCTAGTAAGTCTTGAGGAACATTTGGGAATGGGTCACTCATATAATTTTCATATAAGCCTATTTTCTAGGGAAAGTTATGTCGTCTAAGTCCTTGGGAAGCTTGCCTTTATCAATCCATTCTTTCGTTTGAATAAGGCACATTGCATTCCATATGATAGCTCCGCCGTGGTCTTCGGCTGTATCACCTTCCATGAATTGCCATAGATGACGATATAAGCTGTCAATATAACGAGACATAGGTATACCCTTCTGCCAATTATCTCTTCCATATTTCGTTGCTCCGTCTTCAAAGCGCTTAGATACTGCACGTAGAGCGGATATAGGTATGAGACTAGGCATACCTTTACCGAACATTGCATCACGTACTGCGCCTGTATCAAACTCAGAGCGTTTGCCTGAGTCAGGTAGTGTTGGTTCTATTTTGTTGGTGTCCATAATTTTATTTCTTTCGTGTTAAAATCGTAATCGTCTTTTTGTAAGATGTAGGCAAGACGCGCATTCATTAAGGCTTCATCTTCCGATTGACCTTTCTTAGTATAAGCGTCAACTACAGTTTGCCAAACGTAGCCATTCTTGTCGAGTAATTTACGCGCTGTAATAGCGCCTATTCCTGAACAGCCTGCATAGCCGTCTACAGTATCGCCTGCTAGTGCTTGTACAAGATGAAACTGTGAAGCTTCTTCTTTATTATTTTTAATAACTTCATCTTTTAAATGATTATACCAACGTATTGGTAATGTATTAAAATCTTTGTCACCGCTAACAGCAATATACTTTCGTGGATGTTTGGTACAAAGAATACCAATCAAGTCATCCGCTTCCATATTCTCAGCAACTGTTGTTTCGTAGTTCTTAGCAACATACTCACGAATGAACTTTAAACCCATAGGCTTACGTTTATCTTTACGGTTAGCTTTATAAAGAGGAAACAAATCATTTCTGAATGTTAGTTTAGGAGAGAATATAATATGTACATTATCGACTTTAGTTTTGTTAATAATGTTTTTAATAAACGAACTAACTTCTGCGACTAAACTAGATTCAGTTGAATGTAGCGTCCACAAGTCGTCTGTCCATTTAGTTTCTACTTCTGAAGCGAAGCAGGCGCGGTATGCCATCATATCGCCGTCAATTATTGCTGTTGTTTCCATTTCTTTATAGTGTGTTTAATAGTTAAGATTTCATCCTCTAAGATATGTTGGTCTTTTATTAGATTTCTGAAATCGTGTTGTAAGCGTCCTAGCTTAACTTCTTTTTTATTAAGACGGTCACGTAGTCCGTCGATGTAAGCTTCAGTTAACTCTTTATCTAAATCAGGCATTAGTGTGTTTCCTTCCAATTATTACCGATTGAATATTCACCATCTAAGGGGCAGTTGAAGTTAAGCACCTCTCCCGCTTTCTTAATAGCGTCTACAAATTGCTGACCTAAAGTTTCAGCATCTTCTTTATTACAACTAAACTGAACCTCATCGTGTACGTTAGCGTGCATCTCATAAGGTTTTGTAGCTGACTTAACAAACTCTACTAAAGCTTGTTTCATAATTACCGCACCTGCACTTTGTAAAAGTAAGTTAAGAGCGGAATGCGGAGAACGACAAGGTAATTGTCTACCGTCTAATCCTGTAAGAACACCTGACTGTTTAACTTTAGCTGTTACTGCATCAGTTAAATATTTCACAGCAGGGTTTTTCTTCATGAAGTTTTCTTTTAAGATACGCCCTTGGACAGCACAGCCATCAACAATAGAACCTATCTTAGCGTCACCTGCACCGTACAACCAAGCGTATATAAATCGTTTAGCATCAGCACGTGAAGGTAAACCTGCGGCTTCTTGATTAGATGTATGAACATCACCTTCTGTGACAATCCTAGCGTACTTACCTTTATCCCATGGGTGTAGGTAGTGTGCTAAACAACGTAACTCTAAACCTGAAGCATCTGCTCCAACTAATACGTTACCTTCTTTAGCTGTAAACAACTCACGACACTCTGCGCCGTATGGTGCATTAGTAGAAGGTATTTGTCCTAAGTTCGGTCGTTGATGTGAACATCTTCCTGACACAGTTCCGCAAGTATTTACAGAACCGTGAATACGTCCATTCTTTACAGACGATAGCCAAGCTTGAGCGCCCTCTGATATAGCACCTAGACGTTTAGATACTAATAAGTATTCTAAGAGCTTCTCAGATTGTTCTGAACCAATCTCTTTTAGTACCGCTTCGTTTATAGCGGGGCGTTTACCATCGTAGTGTGCGGGCTTCCAACCTGCCTTCATAAGTCTGTCGGCAATTTGGTCACGACTATTAGGATTAAATGGTATAGTCCTAGTCTTATAGTCACCTTGAAAACATTCGGTAGCTTTATAGCCTGACTCTAACATTGCTTTCTTAGTTGGGAACTTGTCACCATTACGATTTACCCACCACTTACTTTTTAATGTTTCTACAGTAGGCTCGAAAACTTCTTGTAGCTCTGCTTCTAGTTCAGCACGGCGCTCCATAAGTTTCTTGTTAAGTTGTTCAGCTTTCTTTTCGTCAAAAGGAAAACCATTGTATTCTTGTCTACGTAGATATGTAGCAAAGTCGTGTTCTAACTTTAGCATTTGTTCACTTGGACGTTTACTGTCTAAATGAATATACAAAGCATTAGTAACACGAACATCTTGCATACAATACTTTTCCATTTCCCTTGACCACGCTGACCAATCTGACGTTTCACCATAAGTACCTTTCAGTATATTAAGGCGTGTACCCCACGCTTTAAGTGAATGCGAACCAATCAATGATTTATCAAAGTTACTGCGTTTGAAATCATCGTTACGTACATCTGAATAAATGCAACGAGACATTATCAAAGTGTCGGTAACGTTAGGATGTCCAAAACCAAATAGTTTAAACAATGCAGGAATATCAAATCCTATAATGTTATGTCCTATGATTTCATCAGCGGTGCTTAATAAATCTAATCCGCGTTGTATATCTCCTTCAACCTGATTGTTGAATGAGTACATTTTATTTTCTGCTCTGTCGAATACAGACAAGCAGTAGACATCAGTTAAGTCACTTAGTTGTGACCAATCTTCGATGCCGTTAGTTTCGATGTCAAATACGAGTTGTTTCATGTGTAATTATTTGTTGTGTATGTTTGCAATTAACGTGTTAAGTGGGAGAAGAACTCCGATTGATGTGTTGGAATCTCCTCCGCATCTTTCAGCGTCTGTACCTTTAAGGTCTTCAATGAGAAGTCTGAGCTTTTCTGTTTCAATAAGCAAGAACAAATCTTCAATTTTAAAGCACCAATAATCCGCTTGAGTTGTACTGATGCCGCTGTCTTTTCCCCTAGATTTAAATTCGATAAATAAGTTGCCCGTAGTCTTAGCTTTGAAATCCGTCTTAACTTCGACTTTCTTGTTTTCAAAAATCTCAGCAAGAGCTTTTTCGGCAATTTGACCAACTGCAAGGTCGTATTTAAAATTTGAGTTATATTGCATATATTAGAATGGGTTTTCATTGTTATCTCCTATGGTTGGTGTTAGTGCTGATTCTTGGATACGTCCTGTAAAGGGATTGAAGGCTAAGTCGCACGCGACACCTGTCTCTCCCGAAAATCTATTTTTGAGTACGCGTAGTTTAGTTACGTTACTAGAGTCTTCGTCCTGAAGATTTCTCTCACAACCAATGACGCCGTCAGAGAGTTGTGCAATAGATGCTGAACCTCTGAGATGCGCAAGTGATGTACTCTGCCCCTCTTCGTGTCCCCGTCCTTCAGGTCTTTTTAGATGGCTAACTAAAATCATACCAATCTTAGTTTCTTCAACTAATGAACGGAGTGATGTCATTAAGTTGTCTATGATACGACGTTCGTCGCCACCTTCCATACCTGAAACAACAATACTAATATGGTCTAAGAATACATACTCAACTTCTAAAGCTTTGCATAAGTATCTTATTTTATTTATTAGATTGTCACTCTCTAACGAACCCCAATGGTCGTAGAGAAAAAATCGTCCTGAACCTACAGTCTTTTTGAATGCTTCATTGTATTCATCGTCAACAGGAAATGGTTCAAGATGTAATAGTTTATTCATCTCTAATCCAATGATTGAATTAGCGCTTCTTTCTATGCTTTCTTCTAATGCAATATAACCAATACGTTTGTCGGTTGTTGTAAGTAGATGGTGTGCAATCTCTTTACAGATTTGTGATTTACCTACACCACTACCTGCACAGAATGTTACAATCTCACCTTTACGCAACCCTCTAGTTTTTTCGTTAAGACCGCTAAAAGGATATGGAACACTTTCAAATACTTTAGGATTAGTTAGCCTATCGTATATGTCTGTGCCTGCTATGATTCCATCAGGCGTCCATACTTGTGCGTCCCAAAATGCTGATACCAACTCGCGTGAACGATTGGCAACTAACATTTCTGAAGGGTCTTTAAGGGGCAGTTGTGCTACCTTACATTTACCGAACGGTAGAACTTGTGCGGCGTCTTGCATTCCTTTCTTACCTGCTTCGTCAGCATCAAACATCAAAACAACTTCTTGGAATTTATCCAACCATTTTAAATGACGTTGAAATATAACTTTAGCATTCTGTGCGCCGTTAGGTAATGACACAACAGGGTAAACAGCTTTACCACCACCAAGAACTTGTGCAGTAGTTAAACAATCAATCTCTCCTTCTACAATAGTAAGTTTCTTACCACCGTTAGGAAATAGATGTTGTCCGTAAAAGTTTTTAACTTCTCCAATACATGAGAAGCTCTTATCTTCAAATCGTAGCTTTTGTCCTACGATGCTTTTGTTAGAATCACGGTAAGTTGCAACGTGGCAAGGCTTACCATTAACAGACGCTATTTTATAATCATAGCGTTGGCATATATCTTCGTGCAACTTTCGTTGCGGTATCGGTAAAACATTACCTGTAATATAATTAGAATTTTTAGGTGCAGTAGGTTGCATGGTGGGCGCATTAGTATTGTTTGGTTTGAACTGACCGCAGGCAAAACATTTTGTTGAACCGTCGGCGTTTAAAGAAAGAGCATCTGACGAGCCGCATTCTTCGCAGGGTAAATGTGTTTTTATGAAATCCATTCTATTGGTATAATTTTATCACACCAAAGAAATCCTTTTTTATCACACCAATCGGCGTATGTTGTTTTAGACTTCTTTGATAATTTGTTGTTTGCATTTAAAAAACAGAATCTTATGTCGACATCGGGATGAGCTTCTCTCACCGCCAAGTGTTTAGTACGGTCACTTGATTCCCAATATCCTTTCGCTTCGACAATGATTCCATTCGGTAGAATAAAGTCGGGCGTGTAGACACGTTGAACCGTATAAGGTAACCGCAATGTTTCGTAAGAGAAGGCAACGTTAGCTTTTTCAAGTGATAACGCTACCCTCTCCTCGAAACGTGAGCGATACTTAGAACGGGGCTGCCTGCGACGGTTGTACCTCATCCTGTTCTAGCACTTCACCGAATGTTTCTCCTGTTGTGGAGTATCCTTCAGTAGCGGTGAAACCTGTTGATTGGTATTCCAACAACTCAATAATTTGTACAGCCTTCAAACGAAGTGTGTAACCAAACCCTTGAGAAGGTACGTACCAAGTGTAGGGAGTGACACTCATACGTAATTTTGTTCCGCTACCGATTTTTGGTTCATCGGTAATTGGTTTAACGTTAGCATCGAACAAAGCGATTTTAAATTCTACAACGCCATCAGGATTATCTGCGGTCGGAGAGACTTTAATTTTAGCCGCTTGCTTCGCGTAGATTTCAAACTCACCTGAGTCGTTAATTTTACAAGGTTCATTAGCCCGATTGACTTGTTTGCCTTGTGCGGTGCAAGTTGCTTTATATGCTTTTTCGATGATTGGGTCGAGTTGAGCGCGGAAGGCTTTGAAGTCTTCTTCGCTAACTGTAATGCGACAGCTGTATAAGCCATCAGCATTGAATTTAGTATCAGGAACAATAAGTTTTGGATAACTTGCTGTTCCGATTCCTGTTGTTATTGCTTGTGCCATATTACTATTTTCCTTTCTTGGGTTTATTATTTGTGTGTATTCTCATTACGAGAAGAAATACTGACTACCCTTCACGTCGCTTGCATCTAATGTTCCATATTCAGGTATTAGCGGGAATGCTAAGTGTGGGTATTGGGTTTGAAGTTGTAATACAAAATCTTCTAACAAATCATTCTTGAACATTTTGTAACATTCGTTTCTAAGTAGTCTTGAAAATTCTTCACACTTTGTTGAGTGTGTTCCGTATGAATCATGAATCATTGCAAAGTCATAAACACCTGCTTCTTTATTCGCGGCGATAACAGATTTAGTAAGTAGGCTTGCGTCCAAACTATGTACAAAGTTCGGTGAGATACCTTGTTTAGCCTTCTTAACGGATATTTTTGCGTCTTCTTTACGGAAGGAAACATAAGTGGCGCTACCGCCTATACTTGTTTTAACTTCTTGATTAGTAAATCCAAAATAACTTTGCTTAACAGGAAAGCCTGTAGGTGTTTCCCATTCAATCGCGTGTCCATCTTTAGCTACAATGGATGCACACTCTCTTAACCAATTCATACATTGTGTCGGTTTGTCTAAAACATCGTGTACAGCCTTCCAAGCTAACTTTGCTAAATATCCTGTAACTTTATATCTGTCGTTTTCTGTAAATGGATTTACTTTTTGTTTCTTACGTAAAGTGTCCTGATACCATTCATCAATATATGCACGACAACTATAGAATGTACCGCCATAAGGAAATACCATAACAACTCTCTTTAGTGTGCTACGGTCGATACCAAATTCATACCAAGTTTTTGCATAAGGGCTTTCATCATCTGCTAACAAATATTCATTAACTTTATCTGCGACGTCCCTATAAATATCTTCAGGAATAACAGTAGGCATTACATTAGTAGACTTACCGCCTTCTTCATCTCGCATTAACAATGATAGTATTTGTAAACCGTTGTTAGTAGCATCCATAGCTACAGGTAAGTGTGTGTTTAACTTACCTTCACGAATGTATTCTGCCCACTCAAAGCACCACGCTAAAAACTGCCATGACTTATCCGCGTATTCGTAATCTCTATATAATGTAGGGTTGTCGGCAATTTTTATCGCGGTGTCTGAAAAGTCGTAAGCCCATTGCTCACGGTCTGCCAAAGAAACTTTATCATTGCCCCAAGTATTAGCACCGTGAATAGCTAACCATTTAGCATCTTGTTTGTTTTTGATTTTTTCAGGGCGGGCAAAATGTAGTAGTCCCCGTGAGTAGTCTGCTGACTGAATATTCAAGAACGAAGGAATAGAGTAAACCCTACCTCTGAAATCACATTGGTGGGGCATAAAGAATCTCTCACCTCTAAACTTCTCCGCAAGGTGTAATGTCTTCGCAACTAACATTCTACGGGATTTGGTAGAGAGATTAAGCTCGTATATTTTAGCGGCTTCCCTTCTCCAATCTCTATTTACAATAGCATCAGTTTTAAAATCTGTCGGAATGGGCGGGAACTCTTCATCTTTACGGTTCGGGAGTTCACCGATTGATAAGTTATTGTCCCACGCCCATTTCATTGTGTCCAAGACTTTGTCATTAACTCTCCAAGGAGTTTGTTGGATTAAATTAACTGCTTCCATTGGTTCATAAAGCTCACCTTTGATGCCACGGAGGAACGGCATATCAGTAGTCTTTATGAATGGAAGCTTGGGTAAATGATAACCTTCTGTATCAAACCCACCCTCGAACACATTTTTCCACGGTAGCGGGGTTTCTACCGTTGGAAGCCAAAAGGGTTCTAGTAACTCGCGGTCTTCGTTGTATTTCTCAATCCACTCAATTAATTCTTGTGTGGCTGAAACATATCTTACAGGCTTTTTTCCACGGGTTTTTAAAATATATACGTATTCAATTATTCCTGTTGTGGAGCGTAACAACTCAATCATGTTTACACCCATATTTAGTTTGTCTCTGATTGACCACTTCTGCCACTCAGGCATCAAACCTTTATCAACTTCATGCGCCATCGAACCACGCACGTGTCTTATCTTACCTTTCTCTCCTTTACGTTTCTTAGCACCAAGTAGAATACCTTTAGCCTTGGCATCATTATTTTCTAAAAGGAAACGACAACGGAGTTCATCCTCGACTCTAGCACCAAGATAAATACCAACTTGGGCTAGTGGTCGATTCTTTGTAATGCTGTCTAAAACAGCTTTTATACTAATATACCCTATTACTTTTGCATCTAAATTTTGGGTATCAATTTGATAACGCGCTTTACGGTCGTAGAACGCAACGGTATTTTTCCAATCTTCGATACCCTTTGTGAACTCAGGGAGAACACCACGCATCAAACGTTGTCCATAGTTAGTTTCTATTTCAGCGTCTCTTTGTCTTGCTGATTCAACTTTGTTTCTGTATCTGCCTACACCAAGTGTCTGCATTTCTGTGTTCAACGCCTGTTGACTTAAATCTCCCATGTATTTGTTTTTGTCAGAGTTTTGTCCATATGTCAAATTTAGTTACACATATGAAACTAATTTAGTATTGTGTTAAATTGTTATTTTAAAGGTGTTTACAAATATGTAACTATAACACCCGATTAGGAATGAGTTGTCTTCTATAGACATAGACAAATATTGGCTGTTTTCTGCGAAAATTAGTTTCACATCTGAAACCAATATTGTCTATTTTGTCTATAGAAAATGACAATTTGTCTATACTTTGTCTATTCCTGAACGCCGTTTTCAATCAGCTTATCCTTCATACGTGCAATTTTATTTTTCAACTTCTCAATATCTTTATTAAGAGTTTCATTTTGCGTTGATAATACATCGCACATCTTAGTCATAGAGTTAAGACCGCGTTTTAATACTGCTTCGGAACTTTCGTCCCATATTCCTTTAGACATATTATTTCTTTTTGGGTTTAGGTTTAGGTTTATATTTAGATTTCTTATTTAGAATTGCTGTTGTTCTTAGCATAATAATTTGGAAGGTTGAAGTAACGTCGCCATTTAGCGTATGTACTTGGGTGGACATGATTAGTAGCGCAGGCTTCTTTACAACTCAAGCCTGAATCTCTAAGTGTATCAATATTTTTTAGAGCCAATAGTTTTTCATCTTTAGTATAACCGCTAGACCTATACTTTTCAGGCTTACCGATAAAATCAGTTGTACCTGTTTCTTTTACTAGGCGTTCGTTATCTTCGACTTCTTTGGCTAGGCGGGCTGCTGCCCACCGCATAAACGAGCTTGCTTGCTCTGCTGTAGTTTCAATCATATTTATGGTTGTTTATTGTTGTAGTGCTTCTAAACCCACCATGAGTCCATCAGGAGCGAGTTTAGCGTAAATCATTGTAGTTTTAATGTCGGCGTGTCCCATCCACTTCTGTACGACTGTAATAGGAACTCCTCGTTGTACTAGACGACTAGCACATGAGTGACGTGTAATATAAAAAACAAAATCTTTATCGTCGTTATTCATTTCTTCACGAACACAATCCCAATGTCTTCTTACACGTTGGTTGTCCCACCATCGGAATGGGTATTCTATATCGTACTTACAAGACATTTCCCAATGTTTGTGTGCGCGTTTAGTTAATGGAACAGTTCGGGCAATCCCTGTTTTAGTTTGGTGTTCATAAATATCAACTACCCAAACATTCTTGACCTTGTCGTGACGCACTTGTTTTCTTTGGATTTGTCTTGATTCTTCAGGGCGTAAACCTGTATCAATAGACCAACCAAAGAACTTAATGAACCTTGAGAAATCTTTGGCTGTGTTGTGGTATCTGTTAGCTAGTTTCAGTAGAACTTGAATGATTGTTTGCTCTTCTTCATCTGACCAAAATATCAAACGTTGGTTCTTTGTTTTGAACCTAGGTATGTGAGGCATGGCATCAATCCAACCTCTTACTAACGCAAAGTTTAGAGCTTTCCGTAACTTGGCTAACTTACAATTAACTGTGGCAGGTTTAAGACCTAAGTTTTTCAAATGTTTTACAAACTTATCTATATGAGTTGTTTTAATGTTGCGGGCAGGTATGTCCCCAAAATATTCATTAAATTTTTTTATCTCATACAAACAATCTTGTTCTTGAGCTTGTCCTTCCCAAACATTGACAAACGTTTCATCAAGTACATCCGAAAGTGATTTGTCTTTGCTGTCTCCACTAATTATATCATTCAAAGAAATGTTAAGAGCTATACGTCTTTTCATCTCTGCTTCCCAAGCATTCGCTTCAACTTCAGTATCGAAACTTCTGCGATGTCTTGTGCCGTTCTTCATAAAGTCGGCTTGGTAACTGCTATTTATTTGTCGAATACTCATGTGTAATATCTAATATGTCTTGTTTCAAAGCTTTACCTTTGATGTCTAGGCTTACAATTCTGACACGTGCATCACGTGAGTCAACACTAAATTTAATGATTTTACGATTTAATAAATATCTACAACTACGGTGTAATCTTACTGCTGTTGTATCTAATGCTTTTTGTATGTCTGCAAATGGTACGGAAGACTCTGCACTACATAGAATATAGTAAACTGATAAGGTATATAAGTCTAAGTTACCTAAATAATCATGGAGCTTCTTTCCACGTTGGATGCAAGCAAATGAAAACACACCGCTCTGAAAACGGTATTTTATAGCACCATTCCCAACAAAATGGTTTGATTGTATCGATTTTATTGCTGTCCCCATAACACCCCACACATTGTATTATTTCAATACTGAAAAGATAATATACTGTGATTCCCGACATAGCAATAGATAATTTCAAATGTGTAATTAATTGGGTATGCTTTATACATCTAGTAAAACGTTTTACAAAGGGTTATTTAACACTAAATATTAATAGTATTTTTTGGGTATGCTTTGGGTATGCTCTCAGCCCCCGCCCGCCCGCTTCGGACTCGCCTAAGATTTTCGAGCGTTCGGCAGGATGATAGTTATTTCCCTGCGAACGGAGTGAGCCTAGCTTAGCCCCGCAGGGAAAAAATTTTCGGTGATAGTGCGGAACTCTTGAAAATGTTATATAAAAAAGCCCTCCGATTATGGAAGGCTTTCTTATTATTATGTTATGTTAAGCATTAGAATTATAAATAGAACTCCAAGCAACAGGGGTAAGGCAATCATAGGCTATTCAATTCCGATTAGTATTATTTCTGTGTTACACTCGTCGTCGTGGTAAACGGTAACTTCTTCTGTAACAACTTCCTCCAAATAATAATTTGTGGGGTCGTCGTCGTGAATCATATCTGACGTTACCAAACGAACTTGAGAGTTAGGTGGGACGTTCAATAATTGTATTATTAATTCCTGTGCATTCATTCGTCACTCCCTCCAATCTCTTCCAACCAAATACCGTTTTCGCTGTGTATTGGATTGTAATAAACTTTGTTAGGGTTTTGGTCGTGAATAGTTTCACTCTGCTCGTCCCAAACGCTATGATGTAAATTACCAAGAGCGTCTAAGGTGTAGTAGTCGTCGCCCTCACGGAACGGATACCCAAACTCTTTCTCTAGGTGTCGGCGGATTGTATCCTGCACAACGAACTCTGTGGAATCGTCGGTGTCTGTACAGTTAGGACAAAGCCCTGCTCTTACCAAATCGTCAACAATGTTTAATGCCACGTCAGCAATGTCGTCGTCTTTAAGTGTTTTTCTCTCAGTCATTGCTAAACTCCTTTACTAAATGTTTTGTAATGGTGTCACGAATAGCGGTAATACTGTGCCAAGCTAAACCCTCTTTTACCAAATCGTCAAAAATGTTTGATGAGATAGAAGCAAGGTCGTCGTTGGTGTAGAACTGTTGAGTGTTTGTTGGTTCAACAACTTTTATAGAACTTGTGGTGTTGTAAGGTCGTGACATTGCCAAGTCTCCTACTTTTTCCATAAAGTCACAAAAGTGTTTTTCTTTAAGGTTTGCGACGTCTAATTTGAATCTAGCCATTATCGCCCTCCTCTTCTAAATACTTCTCCTCATCTATGACGTCTGACTCAGCTCCGCCTAAATATTCTGAAGCGTGTTCATAAGCATAATCAATGTCTTTGTGTATCTTGAAATTATTCCACTCTTCCCAAGTTGCGGGTTTATTGGTGAATTGAGATTTATAATCGTCTAGTTGGCAACGGTCATAAAGAACAAGAACATCATCACCATCTAAACAACCTGTTAGCAAAGAATCTATACTTGTAATTAAATTTTTAAAATGAACTCTGCCTGCAACGGATTGCAAATCGCTTGCGGTGGTTTCTTTTATGTCTTTTAAATAACTTCTTATTTTTTCGACTTTATCCATTGTTAGACTCCTTTCCCCAAGTGTCCTCAACAACAACTTTGAAATGTTTTGTAAGAGCGTTGGCGTGTTCCAAGAAATTCTTTGAAAGATTCTCATCGCAATACTTGGTAACTTCAAAGCCAATATCTAACTCATCGAGATTCTTCTCTGCAAGGCGGTCGTCAATGTGGTCATTGATGTTATCCGTCTCCACAAAATTTTCGGTGTATTGATAAATGTTGTCGGAAGTAATAATGTCATTGTCCCAAACAAAGTCCTGCATTGTTCGGTCAAGGTCTTCCTTGTCAATGAAGTCGCAAGTATCGTCAATATACAGTTCAGCACCTTTTATAGCAAGGTCTTCTACTACTAATTTAAAAGCGTCTGATTTAACAACCGCTTGAATAATTTTGTTTTTGATTAATTTTAGCATAATAATAATGTGTGTTTATGAATCTATTTCAGTTTCATTTATTGTTTTTATTAAAAACAGGATTTGTTCGACTGCTTCTGAATAATAAAAATTGTTGGTCTTATCTTCTGTAATTAGAAAATCTTTTTCTGTATTGTTTAAGCTTTCCCTAATTAGTAAATAAATCTTATCTTCAATTTCGTTTACTTTTTCAATCGGAAACCCAAGGTAAGTATGATTGTTTAATATATCTTTGCTCATTCTTTTAGTCTGACGGCGTGTCAAGTTAAGTCAACACTTATTTTTTTCTACGTGGAACTTATGGGTATGCTCCTGCCAAACATTCGTGGGTATGCTTTTAGATTACCTTGGGTATGCTCTTGCCGAACCTTTGAAAAAGTTTTTTGCCCTTGACCCTCAAAATGAT